GGGGTTTATTGTTTAGTTATTTATATTGCGCAGCTTAGCTTCTGCGCCGCAGGCTTTTATGATATCGATAAAAGTCGGGGTGCTCCGACGTAATAAAGATACATAAAATCTTCGCCTGCTGATGTGAGTTCAACATTTCCTGAAAGGTTGACTTCAATCACTGCTTGATACCGTTCTGTGGTTACTGCAGGGCCTAGGCTTGATGGTGCGAACCGTTGGTCATTGTACCATGGAAAATTGACGTTAGCCACACCAACTTGTCTTGGGAAGATTTCCGAGGGGACTGGTTGAGACAATGTCTGCCCATAATCCGGTGGAGTAACTCCAACGAAAGTGGGATTCGACCCAACACCGCCAGTGCGTGTGACGCATCCTGACAGTGGCCCTAAAAACCTTTTGTTGACGCTTCCTCGCCATCCAACGTAACCGGCGGCCCAATACTGAAATGCCGTCCGGTATGAATAGATGTTCCCTCCAACGATCGTGTTTGTGGGATATATCGGGGTATTGATGCGTATATAGCCTCCTGAATCCCTATTGATGAACATTGTGGCGACAAATCGCTTGAGCAAGTACCGTACGCTCACAATGGGGTCATCGTGGAAAATCTTCGTGTGGTGAGGCATCGAGTAACACTGAACCATGGTTGTTTCCGTGACGCCTTCTGGTGCACTATCAGCAACTTCTACAGCTATTTGAGTATCTCCTCCAGACTCAAGAGTTGGCTGATATTGTTGGTACCTACCAACAGGCAACCAGGCTTCAAAATCGTCACCGCCCGCAATTGAAACAAGAACTGTAACGGGCGCAGTGGTCGATGACGAGCTGATAAGCTCGTTCATGACGTAAATCCTGAGAATACCATTGGCGATAGAATTGCTCAGATCAAAACCACCACCATAAAAATCTGTAGTGGTGTTGAGATAAGGCCTAAATGACATGTAAGGGAACTCAATGGTCAAATCGCGCTCTTTTGAAAGGTCCATGTTTATGACACGAAGCTTGTTCTGCTCAGCAATGTCAAGCAGACCTGTCGTCTCAGAATTCGCGTCATACACGAAGCGCAACATACCAGTGTGAACGGCGGAAGCAACTATTTGAAAACGCATTTTGATGCAACCGCGCCATTTTTGAAATGGAAACGTGCCGTAAGCTAAAGAAGTGGGCAAAACCACGCCTGGTGTAGTGGCAGTCGAACCCCACATTGGCATAATGGGGAATGAAGCTAACAGGTCTCCGCGAGAATTCGCTTCTGACCAGGTGAACAAATTGAAAAAGGATTCACGGGATCTGATGTAGTGCAAAGACATCTCGTCCGTACCATCCAATCCAGCCACACGCGAATCGACTACAGTAGTACATTTAGGATTGTATGCGAGTGGTGTACATTCACCTTGCCCTACGCTATGAGCAATGGGAGAACCGGCGGTAGACCAAAATCTGGAAGTGGCACCAATGGACTCAGGTCGCGAAAACCCGTAGTACAAGGCCAAGCTCGCTGCGTTTTTGGCGAAAACTGACGCAGCTGTAGCGTATGGCCCTATTACGGGGATGCTTGTAAGCACCGATGAGATTCGCTCAATCGTCTTCAACTTTGACGAGAGCTTTGTCTGCTCGGCCTCCTCGGCATCACCGCTCTCCATGACCACTGATGTGGACGGCCCAGCCAGCACAAGATCAGGAATCCAAGCATAAACCGTAATTGTGGCTCTAGGGGCAGTCTCGCGCACGGTTCGCAAATTCGACACCGACTCTAGAAAAATTGTGCCAAGAGAATTCGTGGAAACCGGTCTCAAAGGGCATAGATCCTGCGGAAAGAAGAATGGCAATTTCATCTCCCCACCCGTGTTCGTTGTTGGGTTCAACCAAAGATGCTGGCGCTGGGATAATTGACCCCACACTAGCAGACTGTCTCCCGTGTCGTTGGTCGAAACGCGATTGTTACGACTGGCAACGGGAAAGGGATCATATCCAAAAAGAGCTCGCCCATATACGAACTGTTGCCCAGTGATCACGACTTTCAAATGGAGGGTGCCGCGAAACCAAGCATAACCCGCCAATTTCTCCTTAATGGTGTCCGAGTTCAAATAAAGGGTCCATGGATTGAAATTGTCCGACAACTGACCCGTGCCCCATTCATAATCAGCGATCTGTATTGGCCTTTGAAACCAATCTTTAAGCTGCATTGACGGAACGACGGACGAGTCACGAGACATGTCGTATCCAGCATGATCGTCAGCGACATGGTCTGGGCGATCGATCCGAAACATTGTCTGACCGATTGTCTCCATCGTGTTTGTAGTTTGTGTGTTGTTTGATGTAGCAGGCCTACTATGATATGACATCTCCAGAACGGCCTCATATGGAGATGCATCAAGTGGATCTAGGACGCTGGCCCTATCGCTGAATAGCGATGACTCCAAAGGAGCCGCGTCGTCGAAGCAAGGCTGACAGGGCAAGTCAATCCGTAAGTGCCCCCGTAAATCTCGAGCTTCTACCGATGGCGTATATTCGACCACCATCTCATCATGTAAGGACAATCTTTTAATCGCACGTTCTGCGTATGTCATCTGCCAATCAACTGTAGCATCCAACCGGTATTTCACCAGGATGGAGCCAAGCTTGTAGCGGAAATCATCGTAGAAATCCTCACCTCGTGCGAAAGCCTCATACAACACCGAACCTGAAGCGGCAACGATGTGTTCCTCGGGAGATATGTCGGTGTGGCGTACCAACAAACCTTTGAACAATGACTCATCTTGAAGAGCCCCGAGGTATCTCTTCAGCGCGGAGTGCCACACAGAATTGCGCGAGAGGAAATCAACGTCTCTCATGCGTATCCGGCCTGCAGCATCTTCCAAATTTGCGTCCTTCTTTGTTGGAGTGATTTCCATGCCCATGTTCTTGAAAGCTCGCGCCATGGACTGCAAAGTGACGCGTTCATCAGAGCAACGGAGAAAAGCATCATCCCCGTAAGTCATGATTTTGCAGAACTGGGCAAAGTCAAGACGCCCTGTGACGAGATAAACAGCACAAAATGAGCGGTACATGTTGTCTATGCAATTGAATGCGGTCGTCACCCCTATTCCAGATGGATTTGAGTTGCGCAAATGAACCACCACGCCATCGTATAATGACGTTGGAAAAATCCACTGCGACAGACCCTTCTTAACATGCTGAATCCATGCGGGTTCGGCTCCGCTTCTTTCCATCAGTGTGCACACAAATCTGACAACTTCGCACTTCATGGCAGGGCTCACGTGTTGGTCGAACTTTTTGTAGTCATACTGGATAATGTCTTCTTTTCCAGTGTCGAATTCTGTAACCATATCGTTCCAACGAAGCCCCTGGCAATCCATGCCAATCGCAACACCCAAACTCAAGTTAAATCGAGCCATGTGTGAGCATAACCAGCCCAAATGTTTCCGTATCCACAAAGTCAATGCCAGCGAACTCGCCTGAAACAGTCTGGCTTTCTTCTTTTGCCCAGTCAGCACGGGCTCATCCTTCAAAGTAGCTTTAAACACCTGAATCTCAACGTCCCCATCGTCAATCGATTTCTCGAATCTTTCTAGGGCCTGCCAAGCGCTTGAATGCAGCTCATAGGGGGGACTTTTACTCGGGCTCATTTTCCGCTTCTCCATGTTGTACGGATGTCCTGCCGAAGACTTCATGTTCAGAGGGTTTACGCTTTTATCGGTCAAACCATTCCGTATCTCATATTGCGTTAAAGGTCGCACATCCCGAAGGTCGGCTCCAAACGTGCCCAACAGCATTTCTCGTATTGCTGGCACGGCTTCCATGACGTAATGAGCACCACGGTGTGTTATTTGCTCCAACCCCACTGTATAAGGCCAATTGGGCGTGCCGTCCTCGAAATGGCGAAAAGGAGGAGGGCCAAACATATTCTGCCGCAAGCCAAAGGCGCTCTCAACGTCTTGTGCAATCAACGATGGTTTTACTTTAGACACAGGTGTTGATCTTGCGTGCCAAAAACCCAAGATATCTGTCTCATCTGGGTTTTCAACGAAGTTCAAACTGTGCCTGGCATGCACAGCACCCCTCTCAACTTGAGGTAAGCCTTCAACGGTGCGCATCTCGAGATGCATCTTTGGAGCTACAATTTCATGCTTCCGCTCAAAATATTTTTGAGCACGCGCGAATTCGCTCTCCGTAATCGTCTCCAAACCACACTTGTCGTACGCTTTCCCGGCAACTAGTTTCATGACGTGCACTCCGACCAACATCTTCTCTTTCCCAGCAAAACTCACAACAGGACTTCCACAGCTACCACGCTCAGTGGTGCCGGCTTTAATGTCGTAAGTTTGCCGCCGGGACTTAACAGTCGCGCCTGGCCAATTGTACTCTGGGGGTTTGTCAATTAACACGTTGACAGCCTCAACCCTTAGGTTGTGATCTTGAAGCGTCTCTCCCTTCTTTAACAGCAACCGACAGTATCGTGTGCCTCTTGGCTCCGAACGTGGCAACAGATGGGAGACGTCTTTAATCAACCCCAGATCAGGCAAATTAAGCAACAACAAATCTTTGACTCCCACGGGGCTAATGGAATCTTTGTGAAGTTGCGTAATGGGCCGCTGCTTGCCTCCATGACGCCAAGCTTGGACATCGTAAACATCATGATCACCCTGAACTGAAAACACATGCCGAGGGCACAACCATAACGTTCCTTTAACTCCGACAATGGACACAGTCCTCCTACCTTTGGGCCCCGTAACGCATATCGAGCCCATGTTTTGAGAAAGCACGTGGGCTGTCTGCGTTTGCGTCATCGTGGCAGCTTTGAGACTGGGTGGCTGCTCGTGGTCCTCAGGCACATAAGAGTACGGCATATCGGGCTGAGCCTGGGTTTCGGGGTAATATCGTCGCCGCAGACGCATTAATGATGTGGCGAGAAACGCAAATCCGACAATAGGAATCAAAACATCGGCAGCATCGCCAGTGAAAGGCTTCAACACTTCCCAAAGTGGTCTGGGGCTTCGATTCAAGCGACTAGCCGTCGCATGCTTGGCAAGCTGGTAATATCCAACAGTCCAGCTGCCCAAAGCAAGCAAAGCAAGCCACAGGTGGAAATGCGCTAACGCCACGGCCACCGCTGCTCCAGTCAAAAACGTGGGATGACCGTAGCCGCGCAGTAGCCAACGACAACGGTTGGCAGTATTCCATCGGGTTACGTAACCAGACAATCGATAAGTTAACACAGCGGAGATTAAATCCCCAATCTTACCGTCAACAATCAAATGTCTATCAAGACCATGTGGAAAGCGATGGACGTTGTCAGCGTAACGGTACGGCAGCACATGACATTGCGCCCTAAACCACATGTACGCATACAACATCCAAAAATGCACATCACGGGCTAATTTGATCAAAGCTAAATCGACTCTCACTTTCAGGCTCTCTTCAGGAACTTCCTCGACTTCCTCCTCAAACGGCTCCTTTTCTATCTCTTCCATAACCCCGGAAAACTCATCAGGGAAAGGAACCAACTCAACCTCCTCATCTTCATCGTCACCATCCATCTCCAATTTCACTGGTCCGATCGAAGGCTCGTAAATCGTCCCGCTGTACGAAGTATCATCATCCTCAATAGGGCTCGTGACAAGGCCCATTCTGTCAAGCAAATTTGAACCCATGGATGTCTCTGTCACATATTCCATGGGCGGTGGGAATGGATTCAAATCACACACGCACGTCGCAGTAGGCCTTTCACACGCAGAACACCAGCCAAAATTGTCTTCGTTCTGTTGCTTATTAGCGACCTCAATCTCTCTTCTGCGATGAATAGCGGTGTCCTCGCGCATGAACGTTAGGAAAGTGTTCAAATCCACGCACTTGAGCGTCGCGGACACGGGCGTCAAATTCAAGTATGACGCATGGCGGGAAGCCGCACTATACGGCTGTGCATCTGAATACCCGAGCCCGAACATCCGATAAACATTGTCCATGGTCAAAGGAAAACCCATATAAACGGCAGTGTAGTAAGGAATCAAATCTCTCTCGAATTGTGACACTGCAGCGTACGTTAACGGGTACTTGCACTTTGTAATTGTCGCGGGGATGTAGTCAACGGTCTCGTAATTGGTCTGCGCATCTTGGCGCACTAACACACGGCGTGGAGTGAACCATTGGAAATTTTGCATCACTCCTTTATTCTGTCCGAGCAATCGCATGTGGGTCTCCTGCAAA